GATTAAATCCAATCGCAAACACTGACACAATCTGCATGATCGCATCATTTTTCATAGCGATATGTGCAGTTTTCCAACCAGTCCTGTAGACTGCATCAGAATCTAAATGATATACTTTGTTAACATCTAGTGATGAAGATTCTTTTGGAAGTTGAGCACCTTTAGCTAAGTTGATTGTAATACTCTCAAACTTTCTTGATGATGAATTATACTTAACAAATGCTCTGTCATCCTTTTGTAGTGATACACCCGTAAACTGTGCGACAACGATACTCTTAAATCCAGTTGCTTTTGCACCGTCAGCAAGTACACCGTTCATACCAAATACTGAACGCAATGATACGTTAAAGATATATGGTGATGCACCAGTCACAGTATCAGTCTCAATTGTAAGAGTTTGATTTGTAGTTGGAGCTGGTGTTGCAACTAGGGTTGTAGGTACTGATGGTAACAGATAGGTGAATTGATCTTCTGCTAAAATACTTGCTACCTTCGTTGAAATATTATACTCAGGTGATGATATACCATTAATTTTTATCGGTGTACCACTACTCAAACCATGTGGTGTTGCAGTTGTAACTGTGACTACATTACCTGCGGTATTACCACTTCCAGAAAACAAATTTGAAATAACTATTGGATCTGATGCAAAAGCACCAACTATTTCAAACTCAGGTCTTTGAGGAGCAAAACCATCTGTTGATTCAGGGAATTTCTGATCAATATCTCTTGTAGATGCAATATTAAATGCATTTGACAATTTACTATAGTAAACTTCTAAATCAGTAAGATTAAATCTATCAATTTTATTAACACCGTCAGCATATTCAAAACAAGTAAGTTTATGGTGTGAAAATGTTGGAATTGATTGATTATTAGCAGAAAAATCTACTGGATCTGTATATACTGTTTTACTCTCATCAGCATCAAAAATAGAAAATTGCCAAAAATAACAAGTACCAGTTACTCTGAATAATGCAGTCGCAGGTGCTGATAAATCAGTTGGGTTTGGAACATACTTTGGTTTTATCTTAGTCTTTCTTAAATCTAGTCCAACGATTGATGTACCACGAGGTACAATCACACCACCGTTAATACTATTAAATTTGTATAAAATATTATCTTCCTGATCTAAATCAAAATTTGATGTTAGGTTTAATGTAAGAGTTGATGAAGCATCAGATTCAGCACCAGATGGTGAAACTGCTAAAGCATTATCTGCATTAGATGGATTAACTTTTATACCAAAACCTGGTCTATTATCAATTTCATGCTCACCTGGATATATTAATATAGTTGTTCTTTCTATTAAATCATTATTTTTTCCTCGCACATATGAAAACCTAGCAGACTCTAGTAGAGCTCTCTGTATTGTTTTAAATGGTTGCGCTAGTGAATTACCCTGATTCGTGATCGCATCAGTCGAGTCAATATCATTTGGGTTCACATAAAGAATACGACCTTCTGTATTCTTTATAAAATTCTCTAGTTTATTAAGAGGCATCGCTTTATTTTTGACAAAATATTCCTATAATGTATTTAGTTAGGCAGATTCTTCCTGTTCGTACAGATATTCCAAATCGTCAGGAAGAAGTTCTGGATTTTCTAATTCTACTGGAAAATATAGTGGGTGTAATTCTTCTAACATCAAATACCCATATGCTTTGTACATGTACTCAGGATCATAACAAGGATTTTCATCTGCTACTTGGCAGAGATCCTCATCCCATGTATGTCCAAAAGGTAATTCATCAAAAGTAAACGGAACTCCGTTGATAAAAAACATTTTGACGATCATTTTACTGTCGTCATACCAACAAAATTTAGTGGTGAGTTTGTACACAGATTGTAAGCAGGTAAACTATTTAGCCTGCATCATCATTCTCGTGGCAATGTATACGCACAATATCATCCACATCATCTTCTATTTTTTCAATTGCACGACGGATATCATCATGCAGTCTTTCTACAGGAGTCTTCTCCTTTTCCATTTTTTATCGTATAAACCATAATATTTATATTTTAATACTAACACAAATTTATGTCAACTACATGATACAGTTCATTGCACCAATCGTATTTGTTGCCAACCAACCTGTTGCAATATATTTTGTATTTAAAGGTGGATTACCCCTATGTAAATGAGTAAATGAGCCAGGAAAAATAACAACTCTTCCCTCTACTGGTTTTATTCTTTGCTTCTGATACAAGAACTCTGTTTCGCCCTGCTCTACATCATTAAAGTAAACAGACCAAACCAAAGTTCTAGATGCATTTGTTAGTTCACCACTCTCTGAATGAAAGTTATGATAACCATGAGTTGGGATAGTTTTTTGTAATAAACACCCGCTACTATGAAAATTCCATTCTTTTAAAAATGGAAACCAATCAACATATTGTTCCAAACATAATCTTACAGCATCTAATATATGTTTTGCTGCGTGTGGATTAAATGCTTCTAAATTTATCTGTTTATCTTGTACATAATTATTGTCTCGATTAACTATTTGTGTTGACGTGTCAATTGAGTCAATAATAAATTTACAAAAATCTTTTTGAATTACATTATCCCATACACCAATAAAGTCTTGATTTAAAAAGACCTCTGGCACATTCAAATTTTCATCATACATAATTAAGTTTTCATTATATAACAAAGAGCGTGATATGCAGGTTTATTATCAATAGGAGTGCCACTTCCAACTGCTGAACTACGACCTGATGCTGCATCACTTCCTGTGCTTGCTAGATTATATCCCTCAAAAAGGTTACTCGCACCAGTTCCTTTTCGCACTTGATTATTAGCACTAACATTTGAATTTGTTCTATTTTGACCCCCAAGATCATTACTTACAACAAAATGTCGATGTGAGGGAAGATTTGCTTCTGTTAAAGTTAATGAGTTATTCCCACCAGTGCTGCCAGCACTAAAATTATTACCTGCACCAATAACAAATCTATCTCTCAAATCAGGTGTGCTATTATTACCGTCACAAAGAACAAATCCAGTTGGTATATTACCCGTATTACCATACCATAATATTATCATACCTGTTACAAAAGATTCAACCCCCGTAAGTGCTGATCCATCTCCTGCGAAAGAACCTGCTGTTAATCTATTTGTGCTAGGATTATATTTTAATTCATTATCAACACGAATGGGATTATTACCACTACTACTTCCCACAAATGTTACAAACTGATCGGCATCTGTGGAGTTAAGATTAGTGCCAACATTTATTGAGTTTGCTACACTCGTGGTATTTGCATCTATCCAATTAGTTCCACTTCCAGTTGATGATAGTAATTGTCCTGATGAACCAGTGTCACCATCTGCATCACGCAAAGAACGATTAACATAAAGATGTCCATTTACTATGACAGAATCATCAGTTGAATTACCCAAGGTGCTGCTTTTTTGAACAACTAGATTATCATTTACATCTAAACTCGCATTGAGATCCACACCACTAGAAAACGTGACATCACCAGAAAATACAGATGGTGAGGTTACATTTATTGAATTAACAATAATATCATCATTCTTGAAATCATAATTTAGTTTGCCATAGATGTATAAATTTTGAATACCAGAATCACCAGATTCAAGTGTATCAAATATTGATTGATCAGGAAAATTTGTCATAATGGATTACTTCCTCTCAAAAATGCAGCTGCACCTATTTTTTTAATTTTTTTACGACCTCTATAAGTGTAGACATTATTGCCATTGAACACTATCTTCTGTCCAAATACTTGTGTGGACTCTGTAGTTTTGTCTGCATTACCAATTGTTACCTTTTTACCCTGTAGAAAAATTTCATTATCGGCATCGAGAACAATATTTTGACCTTTAATTCTAACAAATCCATTTGATGCGGTCATGGCCATATCACCATTATGTGCCATAGCAAGATAACTTACACGACCTGATTTATTTTTCTTTCCAGTTTGAATTTCCAAAGTACCATCTGCTTCCATAGTTGCAAGACCACTTGCATGAAGTGCTTGTTGATACTTCATACCCTTATCAGTTATTGAAAAGAGTTGATATGCTATCGCACCACCCACACCTACAGGACCATTACTTTCAATTATAAGATTGGGACCAAAAATGTCTAGAACCCTACTTTCGGGGTTTCTACTTTCTGGAGAACCTAATTCACTTGTTTGACCTGAAGGTAACATTAGTAACCGTACCCTCCACCTGATGATCCACCACTAGGAGGTGATGATGGTGGTGGTGAACTTGGTGGTGAACTTGGTGGTGAACTTGGTGGTGAACTTGGTGGAGTTGTGTCAGTGTCATCCATCGCATCATCAACAGGATCAACATAAGTTTCACCACCTGTTGTTTGTGATGCTTCACTGTCCTGAACAAGTTGTTGAATTGTCTTCAACTTGACATTAGATGCTGTAATATTTGTTTGTCTAGTTGATCTAAGACTCTCTTGAGGTGTATTGTAAATAAAGTCATCAGCATCGGAATGATCTACCCCTGTCATTTTCTGTCCATTCGGCATTACATGGAAAGGACCATTATATTCTTTTCCATTGACATATCCTACAATATTACCTTTTGGAGTAATACAATCAATAACAGTTATAGATTCACTAGACCTTCTTCTTCTTGTCATTACTGGTGTTAAGATTGCACCCCTACCTGTTTCCGTTTCAATATTCATGACAGGAGTATTTTTATATTCTAAGTTATTTGTGCATATTTTTGTAATCGCACCGTTCTCATCTACCCCACATATCTCAAAGTCTTTTATTTTATCTTCTAATTTATACCCTTGACCACCAAACTCTACAAGAACTTTATCTACAAATGATCCCTCAACCTCACCTGCTGGGTAGTTTTTACCCTCTGATATGATGATAATATCAGTTAATTGACCATAAGTTGGTGAATTTGGATCCTTATCCACAACTGCTCTACCATATGCACCATAACCTTGATCACAATTATCAACAAATGATACTATTGGTTCCTGAGTATAACCCTCACCAGGATATGTTATGTCTACTCCTATAATACTAGCAGTTCTTTTGACTAATGGAATCGTGTCTTCAAGATTAGGATCACCCAATTCGTCAACCTCTGATGCTACTTCTTCAATAAAATTACCTAAAATTAATTCTCCTGCAGCACCTTCACCATCTCCACCAAAAAGTTCAAGTCTAGGTAGACCACAATCTAATACATTTCCACCATCACACTCTCCTGAATCATAATTAATATCAATTGGATTACCATCTGCATCTTTATTATTACCGAATAAACCATATGTATCAATGTCGTCTGCTTTATCTTCTAACCATTTATTTGCTTGTTCTAAACCTCTAGTGAATGCGTTTTGTGTTGCTGCATCACCTGGTGGTTTTGACGATGAGGAATTTAACTTATACTCATTCTGAGGTGGACATATTGAATTAAAATTGTCATCTTTACAATTAATTAGACCTTGTATTTTTGATATCAAATCAATACCACCACCAAGAAAATTTTTAACTGTGCCAAAACCTCTACCTATAATACTAAACAAATTATTGATAGGATTTAAAAAAGGACCTATGATTGAGTCCATCACACTTGTTATCTTAGAAGTGATGTTTCCGATAAACTGATCTACTGCACATGCTATGGGATTAACGATTCCTTTTTTTATCGCATTTGATAGCATATTTTTTATCGTGCTATTTAATGCCTTTTTTACTGTAGACCCAAGACATCCAAAGGCACCAAATAAGGCATTGACGGGACTCAACGCACTAAGTGAAAAAGCATTGAACTGTGCGAGTGCAGCAAGAGGTCCCATTTTTGCAAGGAAAAATGTTTTGACACCATCCATAGCTGAAGATATAAAACTACCTAGTCGATCTTCAAGTAAAGTGCTTAAATTTGTTGTAATTCCACCAACTATGTCTGTAAGTTTACTCGCAGTGCTTTCAATTTGATCTATCACTGAAAGAGCACCACCTAACCCACCAGAGACATTATTAAAAAAATTATTTAATGCGTTTGTTATCTCTGACTTAGTTGTTGTAGAACACTTTCTTGGGACTGCTAAAAGAACAGAATCAGTCATATTTACACCTTGATATGTTTATTTAGTCTGTATTTTCAGGAGGGGGTGGAAATCCTATTCTTATTGCCTCCTCATTTGATTGTTTATTTTTATTTTGTAGAAACAATATCATTTTTTTAGCAACATCTTTATCTATCAAACCTTGTGTAACTCCTTGATTCACTGCATCTATTTTTTCTTCTGTAAACTCAGCATTCCTAATAATATACTTTATTTGTGAAACTGCTATTGGATTACCAGGTCCATTCCAAGGTTGCTCTCCAGATGTTTTTTTTGTAGCAATACCAAAATTTTCTGGAAGGGGATCTGCCTCCGTACGATTTGATTTATTTACATCAATCGCACTTGTATTTGGTGTGGTAGGTCCTAATTGTTCGTTAAATTCACCACTTATTATAGCAGTATTTGTTAACCCACCATAAAATCCAGACAACGTACCAAATTTTCCTGTGCTCTGTCTCGCAAAACTATCTCTTGTCCTTGGAAAAACTCCAAGTATAATTCGAGGACCATCTCCTCCATATACACCATAGACCATATCACCTTGACTTACTCTAACTGATCTTAATTTGTATGCAGCTCCAGACCCTGCTGTTGTTGGTAACAAACATATTGCATAACTTAACTCTTCATCATCTACCTGATCATTGTTTGAATTGTCTCCTAAAATTCTAACCTTATATCTCCAACCCCACCCATTTTCAATCTGCTCTTTCTGAGAATCGTATGACACAACTTTTCCTACCCAAGACTGTAAAGGATTTTTTCCATACTGATCTTTGTTACTTGAATTTAAAAATGGTCTTGAACTTAGTGGTGAACTCATCTTATGCTTGTCCTTTTTCCGTAAGTGTCTCTACATAATGTAAGGTATGTGTATGAATTATCACTATCAAAATGATGACACAAATGTATGATAAGATAAGCTCCACTTCGATGTAAATTATAAACTTCAATTAATTTATCATCATCAGTAATGTTACCCAAATCAAGTTCAATAACATCACCTGCTTCAAGTTCCATATTACAAGGAACAGTAATTTTTACTAATTGAGCCTGAAGTAATGAATATCTCATCATTGCCCTTGGTTCATACAAGTCTGGACTATTCAACACATTTAAACTAACATCTTTTGCATCTGCACCAGGATTTAAAAGATAGGAATATGTTTTGTGAAAATCTCTATCTTTTTGCTTTTCTTGCTTTTTACCTAAATTAGATCCAGATAATAAGTTTACTATTCTTTCATCGTATTGGTGTGTTAGTGTATTTAAGGTGCATATTCGCACGTTATACTCACCTCTTCTTACAGATTTCAATATATTTTGATCTCTTTGCACATCTGGTATTGAAAGAACTTGAAAATCATTTCCCTCTGATTTTAAATCTTTACTTCCTGTTGGAAAATATCCATATGTATGTGTTTTTCTATAGGAATCATTTTTTAGATTTTCTTTTCCCTCCTGTATTAACACATCAATAGATTTAAAATGGAATCCAGACTTAGTTTCAAATAAAAAATAACCTGGTGCTGGATCTGAACTATCTTTTCCAAGAGGAATTGATTTTTTACATAATCCAATTATAACTTCAAGAGGAGCTTCGTGATTACAACTAACTTTATCATCATTCCTTGTCTTATGAATAAATTGTTGATTTTTAGGAATGTTTAATCCACTCGGATCTGATAAAATTTTTGTCACTATATCACTTATGGGTGCCTGTGGATAAACTCTGCCACTCACTTTTTTTGAATTAATAAGTGAATATTTAGATACCATATTTATTAATATAACTTGTCTCTGTGGTTCATCAATTGTAGTTGGTGTGCCTGTGATAATCATTGGTTTTTTCATAAAATCCAAAGTGCCATATCTTGTTGCTATTTCAAATCCAACTTCTTCAAATCCTTCAATTGGCAATGCATCTTTCAACGTGCCTCTCAATCCACTATCTTCACTTGCAACAGTTCCACCAGTATCATACTGAGTCATGGTTGCAGTTACCGTTGGGGAAAATAAACTTTCATAAAAATCAAACCCAATAATCTTTCCTTTCGTATCAACTACAATACCTCTTCTAGGTTTTGATACCTGCAATTGATTATATTGTGATGCTCCAGCTGCTGACATTATGTTATCACCACCTGTCTAACTGCTAATATATTTTCACCATTACCAGAACCTGCTGGTAATTTTCCTATATTATTTGTTTTATTAGAACTTAAAGAAACTTGTGAACCAACAAATTTATATTGATTATCATTTAACTTTCTAAAACCATAACTTTCTGCATTATTATTCATCCACTCTCGTGTTTTATCATTAGATGCACCAGGAATGTTGATCATA